ATAGAAGAATTCTGGGAGATAATAGCTGATTGCGGATTAGATTGGAGCAAGTAACATGGCAAGGGGAGAACATCCGAATAGTAGGGCAAACCTCAAGCCATTTGGGGAGTTAACCGAGAAAGAACAGAGAAAGATAAGCCAAGCAGGTGGCAAGGCAAGCGGTGAAGCAAGAGCCATATACAAGAGCCTTAATGCAGACTTGAGAGAGCAATGCGATGAGGAAACCTTAAGGGCAATCAATGACCGCCTGTTGCAGATGGCAAAGCATGGTAACTTAAGAGCCTATGAACTTGTAAGGGATGGTCTTGGAGAGAAGCCAACTGAAAAGCATGAAGTGACAATAAACGATGATTCAATGAGGGAAATGGATGAGTTTTTCCAAAGAGCAGATAATGAACCTGCTGAAGAATGAACCATACAGGCTTGGTCACTTTCTTGGTTACAAAGACTTGACCGAACTGCATAATGATTGGCTTAAAGATTGGCTTTACTCTTCAAAGGATTCAACTACACAAGCACACAGAGGATCATACAAGACCACAGACCTTGCGGTGTTCTTGGCTATCAATGCATTGGTGCATCCAAGGGAGAATGTAATCTTCTTAAGGAAAACAGACACAGATGTAACTGAAGTAATCAGATTGGTAGTCAAGATAATGAAGAGCGGTGCATACATAGAAATGTGCAAGGCTCTTTATGGAATACCTGCAAAGGTTCTGAAAGACACAGCATCAGAGATCCACACCAACTTATACAAGGGCAAGGGTGGTGCAAGTCAGATCGTGGGCATGGGCATCAATGGTTCTCTGACAGGTAAACACGCAGATGTGATAGTCACAGATGACATCATCAACATCAAGGACAGAATATCCAAGGCAGAGCGTGACCATACAAAGCTGATATACCAAGAACTTCAGAATGTGCTGAATCGTGGCGGTAGGATCATAAACACAGGAACACCTTGGCACAAGGATGACGCATTCAGCTTGATGCCAAACATAAAGAAGTACGATTGCTACACTACAGGCTTGATGACAGATGAGCAGATAATGCACCTGCGCAATTCAATGTCACCAAGCTTGTTTAGTGCTAACTACGAACTGAAGCACATAGCAGATGAAGATGCGTTATTCTCTAATGCGCAATTCACCAAAGACCTGCCAATGGATGGCATTGCTCACATTGATGCAGGGTATGGTGGTGAAGATTCCACAGCACTCACAATCCTCTGCATCAAGGATGGTAAATTCATCGTATACGGCAAGAAGTACCAACACCATGTAGATGATTGTTTAGCTGATATTCTGCGTCTGAAAGCCAAATATAGGGCAGGTACAACATGGTGCGAAAAAAATGGTGACAAGGGTTACTTGGCAAAGGAACTGAAGAATCATGGGGATCTTGCACAGACCTACCATGAGAAGATGAACAAACACATAAAGATTTCAACCTACCTCAAAGAAAGTTGGGGCAAGGTTTATTTTACAGAGGACACAGACCCAGAGTACATAGCAGAGATTCTGGATTATAACGAGCACGCACCACACGATGATTGCCCAGACAGTTTGGCAAGTGCAATAAGACAGATGGGCAAGAAGCCTATGACCTTGAACAAGGGAGTAAGATACGGATTATGATTTACAGGATTCCATACGATACTGAAATGAGCAAAGACCTGCTCTTCAAGTACATCAACAAGCACAAGAGATATGTGAAGAAGTTTGCCAAGCCGTTGGCAGATGCTTACGAAAACAAGTATGAGATATTCAGATTGCCAAAGAAGATGGACGGCAAGCCAGACAACAGGATAGCTGTTAATTACGCCAAGTACATCACAGACGTTTTCAATGGCTTCTTCTGCGGTATTCCTGTCAAGGTAGACACAGAAGATGAAACAGTAGAAGCGTACATTGATTATCTGAACAAGACAAATGATGGTGACAACCTCAATGCAGAGGTCAGTAAGTTAGCTGACATCTGTGGATCATCATGGGAGATGTACTACAACAAGGAAGATGGTGAAACAGGCATCACATACCTGTCAGACACAGAAGCATTCATGCTGTGTGATGATTCCATCCTTGAAAGACCTCTGTTCTTTGTAAGGTATTACAAGGATGAGGATGGCAATGAGTACGGATCATATTCAGATTCAAAGATAGTACGGCACTTCTGGTATGAGGGTGGTGAGTACCACTTTGAGGACGATGAACACATTCATGGATTCGGATATGTACCTGCTGTTGAATACTTAAGCAATGATGAGCGCATGGGTCTGTTTGAATCAGCACTACCTGCGATCAATGCATACAACAAAGCATTATCCGAAAAGGCTAATGACGTTGACTATTTCGCAGATGCATATTTGAAAGTCATTGGTGCAAGTGTTGATGATGATGACACATTCCACATCCGTAGAACAAGGGTAGTCAACTTTGATGGTGACATTAGTGAGGGCAACTACCCTATTGTTGAATTCATGGAAAAACCATCAAGTGATGAAACACAGGAGCATCTTCTGGAAAGACTTCAGACAGACATTTTCCTCACATCAATGGTGGCTAACATATCAGATGAGAATTTCGGATCATCAAGCGGTATTGCCTTAAGGTACAAGCTTGAAGCTATGCAGAACCTCTTCACAGCCAAGGCAAGAAGATTCACTTCAAGCATGATGGACAGATACAAAATCATCTTCTCATCACCTGTGGCGCAGATGCATGGGGTGAGCAAGGACGCATGGGCAAACATCGAAATCAGATTCACAGCAAACTACCCTGCAAACCTTGAGAGTGAAGCTACAGTAGCCAAGAACCTTGAGGGCATCGTGAGCAAGGAAACACAGCTTAAAGTGCTGTCTGTTGTGGATAACGTAAAGGATGAAGTAGAAAGACTTGAAGCAGACCAGATGCCAAGTGTAGTGGATAATATGTATGGCTACAACAACGGAACTATGGTTACAACAGAATAGCGCAAAGCAAAGACAACTTAACAATTTAGCCAATGCAGAGTATTGGGCAAAGCGTGAGCGTCAACAGCGAGAACTGTACATGATGGAAGAAGCACAACAGCAGAGGGAACTTGAAAAGATCTATGCTGAAATGTACAGGTATGCTGAAGATGAAATAAACAGATTCTACGGCAAGTATGCTGATGCAGAGGGTGTTGATATTACTGAAGCTAAAAAGCGTGTCACACAGGCAGATATTGAAGCCTATGAAGCATTAGCTAAAGAGTATGTCAAGAACAAAGACTTCTCTGACAGAGCCAATGCAGAGATGCGCTTGTACAATGCCACCATGAAGATAAACCGCCTTGAAATGCTGAAAGCAAGGATAGGGGTTCACTTGGTAGCAGGTGTCAATGACATTGATGACTACTATGAAAAGGTTGTGACAGACCGCACCAGAAGAGAGATAGAAAGACAGGCAGGTATACTTGGCGAAACTGTGAGTGTAGCAGACACAACCAAGTATGCGGAAAACATTGTCAATGCATCTTTCTTTAATGCCACATACTCTGAACGCATATGGTCTAACATGGACAACCTGCGTAGTGAGATAAGCATACAGCTTCAGAGGGGTCTGATAGCAGGTGTTGGATCAAGAGAGATGGCAAGGCGAGTGAAAGAATATGCCTATGATAAATCTCTATCTGATGCACACAGGCTTATGGTCACAGAGTTAAGAAGAGTCCAGACGGATGTTGCAATGGAGTCCTACAGGCAGAGCGGTGTAGAAAGGTATGTGTATCTTGCAGTAAACCCAAGAGCCTGTCCGATCTGCAAAAGGCTGAATGGTAAAGACTACGCAGTAGAGGGTGCAGAGATAGCCAATGAGGATCACCCTTTACCACCAATGCACCCAAGATGCCATTGCACCACAGCACCTTATGTGGATGAAGATGACTATAATGCATGGCTGAACTATTTGAACCAAGGCGGTAGAACATCCGATTGGAACAATATGTCACCTGCGGAGCGACAAAAGTGGCTTACACCTGTGGTACAATCAGCTTTGAAGAATTGGTCAAGAGATAGTGTAGATTGGTCTAATTCTGGCAAGCGGTTACAGGAAAGGCTTGAGCGGTCTGGCGTAGAATATAGAAGCGTTGAAGAATGGGAGAGCCAACCGAGTGAACAGCAGATAATAGAAAGACTTGGTGGTGGCGACCAGACAAAAGGCTCATGCATATCACTTGCTTGCTCTTACATAGGGAACAAGATTGGTCTAAATGTTCTTGACTTTAGAGGTGGCAAGAGCAGAGAATTATTCTCATTTGGTTATACATCGCTTGCAAGACTCACAGGTGTAAATGCTATCATTGAGAAAAAAGGTGGCATAAGACCTGCCAAGAAACTCCTTGAGCAAATGGAAGAGGGCAAGGAGTATATGTTTACCACAGGCAGACATACTGCAATAGCCAAAGTTGAAAACGGCAAATACAAGTACCTTGAACTGCAATCCGCAACTGACAACGGATGGCATGACTTTGAGGGCGGTATGCGCAACACAGGCAAGTATGATTGGGATAAAGGCGAATGGATAATGGCAGAGCGCACCTTAAGTGACACATTAAGAGATCGCTTTGGAGCAAAAGGCAATACAGTATCTGAAACCTCATTAATAGAGTTGGAATCATTAAGAGGTAGTGATGAGTTTAGGGATCTGTTAGGCTATATCAATACCGAAAGTAGCAAACAGCAGAAAGGTGATATGGGTTATGCCAAGTGACAAATTCTATAAGGAAAATGAAAATGACCGCATTTGGTGGGTGAAAACTGAAGCCGTAGGCACTTGGGAATTTTCGTTTGACAAACAGAAAATCTACAATATGTTTGCAGACTTTCCGCAGAAGCTGACCAAGGAAGAGGTGCGGATCTTCATTGAAGAGAACCCATATTGGGCAGACTTCTTCAAAGATAGATTGGTAGATTACCTGTAGATCCACAACACAATACAGTTAGACAAGGGCAGAGATGCCCTTTTTTATTGTCCAAGCATTGAAGACATTAAAAGCTATGGAAATGAGTGCAAGCCTTGAACACTTAAAAAGCTATGGGTAGTTTAGCTTACAACTTAAAAGAAAGGAACTAATCATGGAAAACAATGAGCAGATGGAGCAGAACGTAGAAACTAAAGTAGAAGAAAAGGCAGAACCTAAAGCAGAAGCCAAAGAGCCAGAAAGGAAGTACACAGATGCTGAAGTAGACAAGATCGTACAGGACAGGCTTGCAAG